TGGATGTTGTGTGGAAGTCTTTCGTCGGGCGCTTCAGCAAAAGAAAGCGCCAGACGGAATCCGAAAGTCTCGATGGGCTATTATACGGAACACAAACCCACAGTTACGAACTACAACTATTAAAACATGGCTTGACTGGTTTCCAGAAACAGACTGGGGAAAATTCACATGGTCAGTCCCCTACACGCACCATATCAAGAAGGGCGACATTGACCTCGAAGTTATCTTCCTAGCCCTTGATCGCCCAGAAGATGTCAAGAAACTCCTCTCTCTCGAACTAACTGGCATCTGGATCAATGAGGCTAGGGAGATACCCAAGTCAATTATCGATGCGTGTACTATGCGTGTTGGTCGTTTTCCTAGCATGAGAGATGGCGGCCCAAGTTGGACTGGTGTTATTGCTGATACCAACGCACCTGAAGAAGATCATTGGTGGCCTATTATGGCAGGTGATGTTCCTATTCCAGACCATATTCCCAGAGAGCAAGCTAAAATGCTAGTGACTCCTGACAACTGGCGTTTCTATACGCAGCCAGCGGGTATGAAAGAAATAAAAAACAAAGAAGGTGAGCTTGAGGATTATGAGCCTAGCAAGGAGGCTGAGAACCAAAAGCACATGATGAAGTCTTATTATCCGAATCTTATTCAAGGTAAGACAAAGAGTTGGATCGATGTCTATGTAATGAATAGGCTTGGTCATATACAGGACGGTAAGCCAGTGTATCCTATGTTTGCACCTGAAGTTCACATTGCAAAAGAAGAAATACCAGTGGCGGCTGGTGTTCCTGTTTATGTTGGCGTTGACTTTGGCTTAACCCCTGCTGCTGTTCTTGGTCAGAAAGTGCGAGGTCGATGGCTTGTTCAGTCTGAAATTGTTGCTATTGATATGGGCATTGTGCGATTTGCTGAAGTTCTTAGAAATGAACTGGCGACTCGTTTCTCGGCGGCTGGTGAGGTCATAATCTATGGCGATCCTGCTGGTGACTTTAGAGCGCAGACTGATGAATCTACTCCCTTTCACATTCTGCGCGGTGCTGGCTTGAGGGCATTTCCCGCGCCCTCCAACTCTGTTGACCTTCGCCTTGAGGCTGTCTCTTCCCAGTTGACGAAGATGGTTGAAGGGAAGCCAGCACTACTTATTGATCGGCGCTGCCCCCAACTTATTAAAGGTTTTGAGGGCGGGTATTCTTACAAGCGTATGGAAGTAAGCGGTGAGCGGTATGCAGACAAGCCAGACAAGAATATGTTTTCACACGTTCACGATGCCGCTCAATATTTATTTTTAGGTGCTGGTGAGGGCAGGGCTTTGATGAATAGTCAAAAACCAGCGCAAGTTACGGTTGCCAAACGTAGCTTTGATGTATTTAAGAAGAATCCAAGAGCGGAACGCAAGAACAGTTTTTGGTCAAGGATGTAAGAATCAGAAATATCTTCCACGTTTTGTGCGTTGAGTTTTTAATTGATTTGTGAATACGAATAGCAAAAAGGAGATTACTATGTGTTTTGGTGGTGGTGGACCTTCTCAACCAGAAAAGCAAGCAGCGGCAACTCAACGCGTAGAAGCTGATGTTGCAAAGCGTGAAGAGATTGAAGAACGCGCAGAAAAAAAGCGAGAAGATATTTCAGAAGCTTTAGAAGCAAGAACAGAAAAACGTGGTATGCGCGGTGGTGCTGGTCGTCGTTCTTTATTCCGTTCTGGTGGCGGTGGATTTCTTGGTAGGTTCAATTATTAATGGACAAAGTAGCAAAGCGTTATATTGAAAAGTACCAAAAGGCGAAAGCCTTTCGGGAGCAGTGGGTTCCCCTGTTTGAAGAGTGCTATGAGTACGCTTTGCCGCAGCGTGAATCTTTTTACTATGAAGAGCACGGACAGCGCAGAGACGAAAAAATCTTTGATGAAACTGCTGTTGTGGGCGTTCAAGAGTTTGCAAGTCGTTTACAGTCGGGCATTGTTCCAAACTATGCGCGTTGGGCGGACTTAGTATCAGGAAGTGAAATACCCCCAGATCAGCGAGAAGCGATTGATAATGAGCTAGATGAGGTTACTGAATACGTTTTTGAGGTACTTCAGAACTCAAACTTTAGCCAAGAAGTTCATGAATCATTCATGGATTTGGCTGTCGGGACTGGCATTCTGTGCGTCGAGGAAGGTGATTCACTTAACCCAGTAAACTTTTCTGCAATCCCCTTACCCCATGTTGTACTTGATACTGGTCCCGACGATAGAATAGATCATGTATTCCGTGAGCGTAAGAAGGTTAAGTTTGACCATTTGCCGTTGATGTTTCCGAATGGAACCTTTGATGACAAGGTTACTTCTCAAATGGGGGCAAACAGAGAGACAACAGTTCTTGAATTAGTTTGTCGTGACTACTCAACGAAGAATGAGGAATCTTATCTTCACTATGCAATCTGTATGAGTACAGAAACTATACTGCATTATAAGAAGCTAAGTGGCGTTGGCGCAAATCCATTTGTTTGTTTTAGATGGTCAAAGTGCGCTGGTGAAGTCTATGGGCGTGGGCCTCTTATCAATGCGCTGTCTTCTATTAAAACAACTAACCTTACAATTGAGTTAATTCTTGAGAATGCCCAAATGTCCATATCGGGTATATATCAAATGGAAGATGATGGTGTCATTAATCCAGATACTATTAACTTAGTGCCAGGGACTATAATACCAAAAGCCATGGGTTCTGCTGGATTGCAGCCCATTCAAGCGGCTGGTCGTTTTGATGTGGCTCAACTTGTCCTAAGTGACATGCGACTAAATATTAAACGCGCACTTTACAATGACATGCTTGGGAATCCTGATCGTACTCCTGCTACTGCAACTGAGATTGCAGAAAGAATGGCTGACCTTTCTAGGCGAATGGGTGCTGCATTTGGCAGATTGCAAGCTGAATTGGTTCAGCCTGTATTGCAACGCGTTATTTATATTCTCAAGAAACAAGGGCGCATCGAGGTTCCGACTGTAAATGGTCGTGAGGTTAAAGTACGTTCTGTATCTCCGCTTGCTCAAGCGCAAGCTAATCAGGATATTTCTAGTGTTGCTAGGTTTATTGAAATGGTTGGCAGTGGCTTTGGGCCAGAGATGTTGCAGCTACTTATTGATGGTGAGCAGACAGCTATTTATCTTGCTAAAAAATTTGGTGTGCCAGAAAGCTTGATTCGTGATGAAGAACAGCGTAAACAAATAGCTGCGTTAGCGCAGCAACTGGCACAACAACAGCAAGGTATGCCCATTGAGCAACAAGGTTAATATTGGAGTAGACGGTATTCAGCGAACTTCCGACAGGGATGTCGAAATAAGTCAGAATATTGCCCAGATATTTTCTAGCGCAACAGGTCAAGAAGTTTTGAAATACTTTCGATCCGTTACCATTGAGTTGGTAAACGGCCCGAATATTTCTACGGAAGAGCTTCGTCACCTTGAAGGTCAGCGTTATTTTGTGGGAATGATTGAGCAAAGGATTGCTCATGCACATAGGAGTAAAAACAAATGAGTGAAGAAGCAGCACAAGTAGCAGAAGCCGATGGGCGTGATTTTGTAACTCAGGAAGATGTTGAGCAATCTGAAGCGCCATCAAAGCCAGAATGGCTGCCTGAGAAATACAATAGCGGAGAAGACTTAGCTAAAGCATATAAGGAACTTGAATCCAAGCTTGGCACTAAAGAAGAAGACATCCGTAGTAAAATTATGGAAGAGATACAGTCTGAAGCTTTTAGTAACAGGCCAGAAACGGCTGGTGATTATCAGCTTCCAGAAGCTATAGATGAATCTGCTGCTGTAGATAATAAGCTTTTATCTTGGTGGGCCGAGCATTCTTTTGAAAATGGATACTCTCAAGAAGAGTTTGAGCAAGGCATTTCTATGTATGCTGAAGCAGTAAACGGCTCGGTGCCTGACATTGAAGCAGAAACAAAAATGCTTGGCGACAATGCAGATCAGCGCATTGAGGCTGCATCCTTGTTTGCAAATAAGTTTTTTCCAGAAGCAGCACTTCCTGCAATAGAAAGAATGTGCGAATCTCATGAGGGAATCATTGCGCTGGAAGCTGTAATGGAAGCCATGAAAGATGGTTCGTTTGCTGGGAATACTCAGGCAGTAGCTGGCACTAGCGAAAAAGAACTGAGGGAGATGATGAATGACCCAAGATATTGGAAAGACCGCGATCCACACTTTATCAAGCAAGTCACAGACGGCTTCCAACAAATATACAAATGAAGTTAAGATTCTAGAAAGGGGCAAGTATTACCTTACCCCTTTTTTGCCTCATCACATAGAAGAGGTGTTTTTAAATCTTAGCCAAGAAAACAAACGAGAGCTAAAACTTTTAGGGCACCTTGATGTAAGGGAAGCTCTTATTGAAATGTATGAGTGCTCTGAATGCTATTTAGCTCGCAAGGAGGGCGAATCATTTCTGATGGTTGGTGGCCTTTGGCACAATGGCGATCAAGAATTTCCACAAATGTTTTCTATGTTCTCTAAAAACTTTGCGGATCACTTTGTGCCAATAGCACGTGGCTCAAGAATGCTGGTTAATTTCTTTGATAAGACTCAAGATATGATGTCTATGACAATTTTATCTGATTATGAGTTTATGGTGCAGTGGGCAACATGGCTTGGCTTTGAGCCAGTTGGTGTAATAGAAAGTAATTTTCAAAAGTATGTTGAGTTTGTGCGTTGCAATCCCAATAGAAAAAGTGTTTACGATGGCACATCACGGCCCGTAATGCACTGAAAGGCCCGAAAGGATACCCTTACTGACGTGAAAGAGCGGACACCCGACGATAAATCTGTAACCTCATAAGGACTGTATAAATGGCTAATACAATTGACCAAGCCTTCATCAAGCAGTTTGAGACAGAAGTTCACATGGCGTATCAGCGTATGGGTTCCAAATTCCGTAACACTGTTCGCTCATCGAACGTAACTGGCTCAGTTGCTCGCTTCCAAGTAATTGGTAAAGGTACTGCAAGCACTAAATCACGTAATGGTGATGTAACCGCAATGGAGCTGGTACACACTAATGTCGAAGCAACAATGACAGATCACTACGCTGCTGAGTATATCGACAAGCTAGATGAATTGAAAATCAACATCAACGAGCGTCAGGCTGTAGCGCAATCTGCTGCTGCTGCTCTTGGTCGTAAGACTGATGAATTGATTACAACAGCTCTAGACGCTGGTGCTAACGCTACTCAAATTCACGACACTGCATCTGCTCTTGAAAAAGCAGACCTGTTGTCATTGTTTGAAACATTCGGCAACGAAGATATTCCAGAAGACGGACAGCGCTATCTTGCTATGTCTCCTGCTGGTTTTGCTGACTTGTATGCAATCAACGAGTTTGCATCTTCTGACTTTGTTGGGCCGCAAAACTTGCCATATGCAGGCGGCATGACAATGAAAGAGTTCTTGGGCTTCAAGATTTTCTCAACGTCTGCTGTTGCTGGTGGTAAAAACTTTGCATACCACACAACTGCTGTTGGACTTGGCATTAACTCTGATGTTCAAACTGAGGTAAACTATGTACCTCAGAAGGTTTCACACCTTGCAACCTCTATGATGTCAATGGGTGCTGTCGTTATTGATGACGATGGTGTCTTTGAAGTCTTAGACAACAACTAAGGAATGGGGGCTTAGGCCCCCATACTGCCATGCCAACGATAGCAAACACACCATTATTAATTTGTTCGAGAGCATCCCTCCTGATTGGCGGTGATGCTATTTCTTCATTTAGCGATTCTACTGCCGAGGCAACGGTTGCTAATGCTGTATATGAAGATATTACCCAAGGTCTTTTGACCAGCACAAGATGGAGGTTTGCATCTAAGCAAGCGCAGCTTACTAGAAATGGCACTGCGCCTTTAACGCGCTGGGATGCTTCTTATGCGCTGCCAGCCGACTCTTTGATGATTTCAGTCATTACAATTCAAGACTTGCCAATTGAATATGATATTTATGAAGGCAATGCTTTTTGTGACGCAACAACAAGCGATACTGTAATTGCTGATTATATCTTTAGGGCTGATGAGGCTAACTGGCCTTCTTATTTTATTACTGGCGTTGAGCTTTCCGTTGCTTCAATGCTTGCTATGTCTGTTGCTAGGGATGCTTCATTAGCGACTGCGTTTGAGGAAAAGGCAGAGCGACAGCTTATAAAAGCAAGACGCTTGGACTCACAACAACAGACTACTAGAAAACTCCACACATCGAGGTTTATTGCTGAAAGGCGCAGTTGATGCAAAAAGTTAGAGTTGCTCAAAATAACTTTCAGTTTGGAGAGGTCAGTGATTCATTAGTAATGAGAACTGATACTGCGGTGTATCCTGCATCTGCGCAACGCGTAGAGAATATGTTAGTTACTGCTGAAGGGTCTTTGAAAAAAAGATACGGTTTAAAGCATATCTATGATTATGGATTAAGCTATGATTCTTCAAGTGCAGATTCCCCAAATCTTACAAGTGCAGTTTATGATCAAATAAGTTTTGATACTTCTGCAAAAGAGACAGGGCCAAGTGGCATATTCTTTAAGCCTGATGGAACTAGATTTTATATAATTGGAACCTCTAGCGATTCTGTACATGAGTATAGTATGAGTCCATCTTGGGATTTGGGTAGTGCATCATTTGTGCAAACGCTTTCAGGTATGGGCGCTAATCCAAGAAAGATATTTTTTAAATCAGATGGGACAAAACTTTATAGCATTAGAACTGCTGTTATTAGTGAGCGCACTTTGTCAACAGCATGGGATATTTCCACGGCTGCTGCAGAAGTAACTTTTTCTGTTAGTGCTCAAGCACCTACTCCAAGTGGTTTATTTTTTAAACCAGATGGTACAAAAGTATTTATAACTGGAAGCACTAATGATTCTGTATATGAATACACTCTTTCTACAGCATGGGACATTTCGACAGCATCATATACCCAAGCTTTAAATTTAAGCTCAGAGCCTTATGATAGTCCTTTAGATGTAAAATTTACTTCTGATGGCACAAAGATGTTTGTTTTAGGAACATTTGTATCTGTTTCTTCTGACGATTCTGTTTATCAATTCTCACTATCAACGGCGTGGGACATTTCAACGGCATCATACGATAATATTTCTTTTTCTGTAAATGATCAGGGATCAGCGGGACAGGGTATCTTCTTTAGGGATGATAATTCTAAGATGTACTATGTTGATGCAACCAGCTCTGAAGTTTATCAATACCTAACCGATAATGAAGAAGAGCAGTCTCATCTATTTCCTTTTGTTTTTGACCAAAATGAAGAGTATATTATCTCTGTAGAAAACAGACGGGTAAGATGTTTTCGTCTTTTAACAGATGGAACAGTAAGTTTTGTTGCAAATATTACTCAAGACACAAGTAGTAATGTTTTGCCATTTGATAGAGAGTATATCAAGCAGTACACTGCAACGCAGCGCGGAGATGTAATGTGGATATGCCATCCACTGTTTGCGCCAAGATTGCTAACAAGAACAAGTCTTACAACATTTGAAATTAGCACTTATACTTTTGACCAGCGACTAGATAATAGCGTTACCTTTCAGCCTTACTCTAGGTTTCAAGATCATGGAACAACGCTTGATCCCAGCGCAACAACTGGCACTGGAATTACACTAACAACAAGCACTGATTACTGGGACACCACAGGAACGCAAACTGGTAGTGATTATCTGGACTCTTTGCATGTTGGGGTGGTTGTAAGATACAGTGGAAATGAGATTGAAATAACGAGTGTTCAATCCGCGACTCAAGCAACTGGCAATGTTATTGATGAGCTATCAACACGTTTATCTGTTTTGAATCCTTTTCGCACTATTGATGGCAGTACAACCGTAGAAGTTACTATGTTAGCTCATGGCTTTTCTGGCGGTGAAGCTATTACAATATCTGGTGCATCCGCAACTGGCGGGATTAATACTGGTAACTTAAATGGCTCTAGAACTGTAAGTGGTATTCTTGATGAAAATACTTTTACATTTACCGCAGGTGGTGCTGCATCTTCTGCTGAAGATGGTGGTGGTCAAGTAACAATTACGACTCATTCACCTAGAGCAGATTGGGATGAGCAATCATTTTCAGCAAAGAGAGGGTATCCTGCTGCTGTTACCTTTCATGAAAACAGACTTGTTTATGGTGGCACATTAGCTGAACCTGATGCACTTTGGTTTAGTAAGATTGGTGAATATTTTAACTTTGATGTTGGTGAAGCTGCTGACACAGATTCAATTAATCTTATTGCAGCAACAGGCGATGTTAATGAAATACGTTACTTGGTTTCTAATCGTGACTTGCAAGTCTTTACTGCATCAAGCGAACTGTATGTGCCAACATATCTCAACCAAGCAATTACACCAACAAATGCTCAGATTAGAAAGCAAACACCATTTGGAACTGAGTTTGTAAAACCAGTTGAGATTGATGGCGCTACAATATTCTGTGAGTTAAATGGCAAGATTGTGCGTGAGTATCTCTATACTGATGCAGAAGATGCTTATAGTTCTGTTGCTGTTTCTACGATTGCTTCACATTTAATTAATACGCCAAAGTATGCTGCCGTTGCACATAGTGGTTTTGGCCTTCCAGATTCCTATGCTGTATTTACCATGAGCAATGGTGAAATGGTTTTGTTTACTTCGAATAGAGCAGAGCGCAGAGCGGCTTGGACTAGGGTAACAACGGCTGGAATCTTTGGTTCTGTTTGTGCGATTGAAGATCGTATATTTGTTAATGTGTATGACTCAGATGGCAACCTGCAACTTTGTGAGTTTGATACTGAAGTTGGCTTAGATTTCTGGCTGTATGGTGCAATATCAAGCAATCTTGTTGATGTAAGCGCGGTGTATTCTTCTGGGGATTCTGTTGATGTAATAGCAATTAAGGACTCTACTCAGTATTCCCTTGGTGCATTTACTGTAAATGGAAGCAATCAGGTTGATCTTACTGCATACTCTGCTGAAAGCTATACTCATGCTTATGTGGGCAAGAAGTACACAGCAAAGATAATTACAAATGCGGTTGATGCTTCTATGGGTAATGGACCTGTAACTGGAACGCCAAGAGGTATTACCAATATTGTTTTAGACTTAAAGAATGCAAACTCAGTAAAGGTAAATAGTAGAAAGCCCTCAATGCCTTCTGACTTTACTGGCAAGAAAGAATTTCGTTCTTTGGGATATAGTCGTGATCCACAGGTTACGATTGAACAAGATGATCCGCTTACTATGCAAGTAAATGGAATAGTCACGGAGTTAATAGTGTAATGAACCCTGCAACATTATTTGCAATTTCTCAAGGTATTAGTGCGGCAGGTTCAATTTTTGGCGGCATTGCTCGGCAAGAAGAATCAAAGCTAACTGCATTTAATATAGATACAGAGAAGACCTTTAATGAGGCTAGAGCAATTGAAATTGTAAATGCTCGTCGCCGTGAATACGACTTAGCTACAGAATCTAATATAGCTACGTTTTATAAAGGCGGAGACGCTACTGCATCTCGTAGTGTTGAGGCTTTCTTAAAGGCATCGAAAGAAACATTTGCAGAAGATGCATCATCTGTAGCAAACCAAACATTCCGTGAAAACTTAAAGCTAGAGCAAGCTAGATTGGCTGAGAGACGTCGAGGTCGGAATGCACTTATTTCATCTTTCTTTGATGCGGCATCTACGGCTGCTGAAGGTTACGTGGGATATAAGAGAGTTAAAGCGGAGGGGCTGTAATGGCAGTTATACGACAGCAAAGACAGTTTTTCGGCAAGCCTATTGGTGTAACGAGAGCAGATGGTGGTGGTGCTCAAGCTGGACAAGCTTTAGCAAATGCAACAAAGCGTATAGCGCAGCTTGCTTACGATGAGGCTGCACGTCAGGCTGAGAAGGTTGGTAGGGAAACTGGTCTTGCTGTTGACTCTGATAAGATTGTTTCTATTGACCCCACTACAAACAATCCTGTGGCATACAAAGCGCCTCAAGGATTTGGTGGTATAGCGGCTGAAGCCTATCAAGGCATGATTACTCGCCGCTTTGAGGAATCAATTAATGATGCGTTAAAGAATCGTGGCGCTCAGGTTGCAAGCGTAGCTCCAAACTCTCAAGCTTACCTTGATACAATGAACGATTTTGTTGACAAGATGTACAACGCCGAGGGCGAACAGACTATGTTTAGTCGGTACATCAAGGAGACTGGTGAACAATACGTTGCAAGTACATACGCTACGCTTCGTAAGCAAGAGCAAGACGCTGCACGTAAAGCTTTAATTCGCAAAAACAAGTTATCATTTCACAATGGCAACAATGAACTTCGTCGCAATATTGCTGCTGGCATGAAACCTGAAGACTTTGGTCGAGGCTTGGCAACGCAGGCTATAACTATCCAAAACCTTTGGGATTCGGGCTCTATAAGCGTATCTGAATATACAAAAGGTTTAGAAGAACTAAATGGGCTGCGTTCACTGCAAGGTAGCTCTACTTTATTTAGGCTGTATGGGGAACTTCCTAAGTCAGAACAAAACCAAATTCGTCTTGCTATTCAGCGACCAGACCTTATGGCTACTTTGTCACAAAATCTACAAAGCTTAATTGTTACTGCAAAGATGGCGACTGGCACACCTACATTGTTAAGCGCCTTGCAATCATACACTGATACTGAAAGTGCTTATGTCGAATCTGCGTCAAATGAGCTGTTTACCAATCTTCGCCCAAGCATTACGGCAACATCTACAGATCAAGAACTTATAGGCTTGATTGGTAATAATGCTGATCCTGATGTTGCTGCGGAGGTTCTCTCTGAAGCGCGAGCTGTTCGTCTTGAAATGCAGGTAGACAAAAATCTTGTTGATGCAAATAGCGTTGATCTTCTGTCAAATGAGCTAAAGAAATCTGGCGAAATGGATAGAGCCGTTTTGTCTAAAGTATTTAATGACAACAAGGAACTTATTCGAGAGGTTGAGAATTTATCTCCAGATGAGCGTCTTGATTTTGCAAAGAATATTTTAGATAGACGTTCTGAGCTTCAGCGTATTCAATCCAATGAAGAGGGCCAACTAGAGTATGACTTCCGTCAACGTGGCATTCAGCTAAGAAATTCAGACGATTTGAACAATGACTGGCTTATGTTACGGAAAGAGATAGAAGACTCCGGCCTTAGTAACTTTCAAACTATTATATCTAATCTCGATGATAACTATGCAAGGTTAGCCACCAATCGCGCAGCAAAACTTGGTTTATCTGAAAGTGATCTTGTAGAACTTCGAGATCGTGTTATTACAGGTAATTCAAAAAACTTAGATAGCAAACTAAGCAAAGCATATATATTACTTCGATCTTCATATAGTTTAAACCCAAGCGCTACTCGTGGAGCAATGCAAGCTGCTGTTGACGCTGTTCACTCTAAGAACCAGCGAACAATCAAGATATTGCGCAATAGCTCTGTTCGGGAGGCTGTTGAGAATGGGATTTACCCTGCGAAACCAGACATGGTTGAGTATGACAATGAGAAGCTTCAAGGCCAAGTTCTTACTATGTCTACGCTTGAAAGCTTTCCTCATGCAGTAAACGCATTGAGAGAAGGTGTTGTCTTACCATCTGTGCAACGTGCGCTTGAGGCATCTGTTAATTCATACAATGAGGATGATTTAAACGGTGCATTGCAGGTATTTGATTTACTAGCAAATAGCGAAGGTGTTATGGAAGATGGCACTGTGCGGCAGATTGATTTGCTGCGTGGTCGTATATCTGACAATGCTTATGCTCTACTTTCAGCTGCAAACCAAGTAGGGCGTATGGATGGTATTCCCGCGCTTGCTGCTTTGGTTGAGTTAAAGAATTACTCGGGTAATCTTGAGGCTGACATCAAGGCTGATATGGAGCAGAAGGGTTCCTTCAATGCTATCATGGCACCCTATCCAATGTCAGATGTTTACCGCAAAGAAATCTTAAATGTACTCAAGATACGCAAGGTTCGTGGTGCGGTAATTACACCTGAGCTTATTGAGTCTGTTATTGCTGATTATTCTGATGGCATGATTGCAGACCCAAATGTCATTGCACCTCGCATTGGTGATGCCACTATTTACGCACCAACTAATTTTGGCGTTACAGTGAATGACATTGTATCTAATCGCATCAATCTGATTGAGGCTTTAGCCGATCAAATGGAGGGCGATCTTTTAGTTAACGATACGCCTGTTGCTGCGGCTGGTAATCAGATTATTGGTTTGCTTGGGCGTAGTGCTTTCAAAGATTTGATTACAACTACACAAGCAAACATAGAGCTGTTTACCAAAGGTTATGACAAGAACGTAGAGATGGTTCGTCGTCAGCGTATTAAGTCTGGTCTTGAAGAG